TGACCAACAACGTCATCTGAAACACAAATATTCCTGATAATAACTCCTTCGAATCAGGGTTGAAACCATCTACACATTATTGATGAGACGGCTTAAAGACGTGAAATGTCTTTAAATCATTTCGGTCATTGCTTTAAAGCGGTTCCAACCCTGCTACAAGGTGCAAATATGGAGACACGGCACTGATGTGGGCCTCCCTGAACCCGTCTGTCAGGCTTTTGCTCCATTATGGTGCAGACGTGAATCTCAACAACAAAACGGCCCTCATGTATGCATCTAAAAACAACCTGCCAAGGTGCTCGTTGAGAAGGGCGCGGATGTCAACATGACGGATGCTTTTGGAAAAGACCGCGCTCATGTTCGCATACCACCATCAGATGGATCATCAATCACACTCACCCAATTAACGCATATCCCTACTCCTCTAAATCAAAAAACACCTTAAAGATTCAATCTAAATCTTTAAGTCGGTAAAAAGGAGTATAGTGTATTAGTAATTAGGAGGCGGCAATGTCGTCGACATCGGCTTCTTCATTATCGGAGGATTCATCGGGTGGGGATTCGGTGGCGACTTCGATGGTGGGTTTTTCGCAGGGTGGAAAGACGAATCCTTCGGGGAGGGTGTAGGGCAGCTTCCAGTACTGACACTGGAGGAGGTCTTCGAGGGACAGCGGTCTGCGGCTTCCGGATTCCCTGTCCCTTGCACATACGACGCGCCGGGTGGCCTTGTCAAAGACGAGTCCGAGTGGTGGGAACCAAAAGTCGCCGTCCTCGAGCTCCTCCAGAACAATCTTGGGCACCTCCCGCCTGATCGAATCAATGACCTTGCTCCTTGATTGGATGATCCCGTTCCTCACCAGCACCAGCCTCGTCGCCATGTCGTGCTTCGTCCCACCGTCCTTGACCCCCTCATCCGCACACATCTGAATCAGCGCTGACCGGCTGTTCACACGTATCAGCCTGTTGATCTCCTGAACCGTGTCCTGTCTTTCCAGAAACACCCTTTTTGCGTCCATTCCTCCTCTGTCTTGTCTTCTGATCATCGGCATCCTTAGATGGCTCATCATTTTTGCCAATGAGGCGGGAGATCTCAGTGACGAGGCGCATAATGGTCAGCTCGCTGAGATTGACCCTTTCGATGAAATAATCGATGGAGATGTCCGTATTCTGGCGCTGGATGTAGTACCGCACAATCGCCGCTGCGAGGCTCTGAGGCCTCGCCCGGTTCAGCATGGACGACCTGTCGTTGACGGCCTCAAACAGCGCCACGGCCTCCTTCTTCTGATCCGCCGTCGCGTGGAACTTGTCCATGACCTCGTCGATCAGGTGAGGGATCGTCACACGAATGTTCCGGAACGACGCATCCTTCGGCGCGTTCAGGTTGATGAACTTGAGGCCCTTCAGCCCCACCCTCCTCTCAATCTGAAACACCTCCAACAGATGCTCACAGCTCTGGATGTAGCCATTCAGCTTGTAGGCGTGAAAGATGCACGCAAAGATGATGCCCTTTCTCGAATTCCCACGATAAATCTTTCCGTGGGTGCACTCCTCATATATACGATTCGCCTCCGCAATGATCCGATCACTAAACCCCATCTTCTCCACATCCTTGAAGATGGTCTTCTCATCCGTCTTGCGCGCATGACACCTGTTCGGATCCGTATTGTGCTTCGTATCCATCACCCCGTAATACCTCCACTCCTTCTCATACGTGAACTGATCCTTCGCCCGGATCATCCCACAATCCTCGCAAATCTCATTCGCGTTTATATCCTCACACATGTTCTCATGCTTGCAGGCCATCTAAAAACTTTCTCTTTCCTTATAACCAGCGTTCTCCTTAAATGAATTCAATTTTTGATTTGGGCAAGGAAATTCCAATGGTGTAGGGGTCAAATCTGGGTTTGCTCGGATCCTCTTCGTCTTTAAACCTGACGTTAAGGATAAGATAGATAAGTATCAGGGTTGAAACCAACTTTAGACCGGCTTAATAAGACGATCTTGTTCTTAAGCCGTATGGGGGGTTGGTTTCAACCCTGTTTGAGTATCATCGAGTTGGTTTAAATTAGATTTGACCCGGGGGTTTAACCCGCACAGGGTCTGAATAATTCCAAACAAACAAAAAAAAATTTTTGAATTTCAAATTTTTTTTTGGGGAGAAAGTTTTTTTCAATCATAAATCAAATGAAGAACTTAGACGAACGATTCAGGAATCTGGTCTCTGACATGGACATTGATCTCAAAAAGCGCGCCCGACAAGCCTCCAAGGAGCAGCAGCTCCTGAATCAGCGTGTCAAGCGGATCCGCCGCGCCCTCCCCGATCTCCAGGTCGCCGAGACCCTCGCTTGGAAGCTCCCCACGCTTCCAAAAAAGAAGAACACGACCAAAGAAGCCCCCAGCGAGGCCGACCTCATCAAGAGATGGGCGCGTCTCAACAACATCCCGTCCAACATACGAGTCAATATGGAGAACCTCGACAAGGTCATCGATAAGCTGCATATCAAGGAGGCCAAGGAGAAGGGCCTCAAGAAGCCCATCAAGAAGACCAGACGACCACCCAAGAACCTCAACCAGACCCCCCCCGACATCCTCCAGGGCATCCTCCCACCCATCCAACAGGCCTTCCTCAGGGCCAGACTCGACCGGCTCGGCGAGGGCCCCGTCATGAAGAAGCTCCACATATACCAGGAGTCGGAAGTCAGGCGCAGGATCCAAGAAGCCATGAAGCACGCCGATGCCGAGGTCGATAACATGGACATAACCAGGAGGGAAAAGGCCATCCTCAAGAGGAACGCCAGGGAAGGCATCGAAAAAGACGTCCGACGCGACCATGTCGGCATCATCAGGGCCGCCGTCGATAACATGATCGCACAACAGACCGCGACACGACTCCCCGCCGCACCCAAACACAAAATCATCCTCGACGAGCAGCAGCAACCACCACGCAAAAAAACAAAACGACCACCCTCCGACCGACAATCCTCCATCCGCTTCAGCTGGGGCAGCCTCCGCGGATCCTCCGCTTAAACACTCCGATGAATCTGAGTCCTTAGAATTTTGGGTTTGAGGCTTCCTTCAATCACATCTACGGAATCCTGATTAATAAAAATATTTTAATCATTTAAGAAAAAACATGAAGCGGACGTATACGCAATGTAACATCGGAGGGGGGAATGTGGAGAATCCGAGAAAGACGAGGCTCCGCGTCTCCCAATCGGCGCCTGGTGCGCACTACACACGCGACGAGCTCACCAGGATGCATGAGATTATCGGGCAGGTCATGAAGGATGATCACCACCCGACGAGCGCACAGATCACCAGGATGGTGGAGAAGATCCACCGCGTGATCCCGTTCCGCTCCAGAAACGGTATCCGCAAAAAGGTGATTACGATCCTCCACTCCATCTTCCCCCCACGCCAAATCATCCAACTCACCGAACGCCTCCGCCAACTCCGACTCTGATCCTCAATTTGAGTCAGGGTTGAAACCATCAGGGTTGAAACCATCTACAATTTATTGATAAGACGGCTTAAATACATGATATGTCTTTAAATCATTTCGGTCATTACTTTAAAGAGGTTCCAACCTAATCCGTGCAGGGTTTGTCATCTGCTCGGACAACCCGTGTGTGGGTTTCCCCATGAACGTATCAATCATAAGAAAAGAAGGCAGGATCCCCACACGGTCAATCCATCAACTAATATATCATGAGTCGGTATTTTCTCGTCTGTCTGCAATGTGGTTAATTTGCGGATCGATCCACCATGAGTCATTGGCACAAACATGGGGAAATCGGCAGGTGCAGGGTTGAAACCATCTGCAAATTATTGATGAGACGGCTTAAAGACGTGATATGTCTTTAAATCATTTCGGTCATTGCTTTAAAGAGGTTCCAACCCTGGATCTGAGTAAACCAGAGTAAATCCAAAGTTGACCCGCACAGGGTTTGGTATACACGTCTTGTGGCAACCGAAACCATTCGATTGAGTCGGTTTTTATAACCAGGGTTGAAACCAACTTTAGGCCTGCTTAAGAAGACGATCTTGTTCTTAAGCAGTATTAAAGTTGGTTTCAACCCTGGATAACACCGTTTGTAAATATTGTAAATCAGAGAAGGGTCGTTCCCTACCCATGAGGCTTGTGTGCGTCATTTTTGAATCGGGGAATCTGGTCTTCCGGAAGATACCATAAGAAATATCATAATCTTTCAAAAACTCTTCAACCGTCAGGATCATTTGTCTCTTCAGAACAAAAAAAAATGTTGGATCGGTTTCAACCCTGTATGCTCGCTCGTCATAATAATATCATCATTTCATTGTCGCATCTGATGACCAGGACTTAAATAATCGTCCTTGGTCGTTGTGGTGGCTGAGTTTTCGACGAGGGGGGCGGGGGTGGTGTCGACGAGGGTGGTGGCGGGGGTGGTGGTGTCGACGGAGATTGTCCGACTAATATTGGTGGCTGAGAAGTGGTTCGTAATGATGATATGAGTTTCTTCAATTGCTGATATGCCTCCCAATTTTGGAGTGGTGCCTTCTTCCCCGTATGTGTTGGACGAGGTAGCCTCAGCTGCGACAACTGGGTATCCTTCACCTTGATCAGTTCGTTCAGCTGCGATATCTTGGTATTGAGGTTCTTGATCTCCTGTGCACTCTTGGATGCAACCTGCTGCCTCTGCTTCTTGATCTTGGCATCGAGGGTCTTTACGTATCCCTCCGCCTCGGCCTTTGCCCTGATAGCGGCGTCCCTCTCATTCACAAGGGTGGTGTTCAGATTACTCCTTTGTGCCGACGACGCCTTGATTGTGGTCTCCAGCTCCGCAATCTTCTTGAGGGCGGCGTCCCTCTCTCCCACGGCCTTTGTGAGACTGCTCCTGAGCGTGTTCATCTTGGTGGTCGCATCATCCTTCTGTGTGGCTGCTGCTCGGACACGGCTCTCGAGATCGCTGATCCTGCTGAGGGCACTGGTCTTTTGGGACGTCGCGGCTCGGACACGGCCCTCGAGATCGCTGATCCTGCTCGTGGCGTTGCTCTTTTGGGACGTCGCCGCTCTCAACCGGCCCTCGAGATCGCTGATCCTGCTCGTGGCGTTGCTCTTTTGGGACGTGGCCGCTCTCAACCGGCTCTCGAGGTCATTGATCCTGCTCAGGGCGCTGTCCTTCTCTCGACTGACCGCACTCAGACGGCTCTGAACCTGGGTCTTTGACCTGAGGGTCTTGTCCTTCTGACTGATGGCGGCATTGAGACGATTCGTCAGCTGCGTCTTCTGCCGCATGCCGGCCTGCTGCTTCGACTTGTTCTGCTTGGACGATCTGCTCTCGATATCCGCAATCTTGACCTCCAACTCCGTCTTGGCCTTGCGCGCAAGATCTCGGTCTCGGATCGCATCGTCCTTCTGCTTGATGGCGGCCGCAAGCTTCTGATTGAACATCTTTGCTGCCTGTGGCGGCGCGGCACTCGTCGTGATTGGGGGGATCGCACTGTTGACAGGAGGAGGGGGTCGTGGTGGTCTGTTCATGAAGGAAGGGGGGCGAGGGCCCCTGTAATAATGGGAAGGAGGCATCATGGGTCGGTTTGGGCGGGTTGCATAATAATTGGGAGGAGGACGGGGCAGCATCATTCTCGGTGGAGGTGGATAACTTGTTCTGACATTCATTTTGAATTATACAAGCAAATAAAAATTCAAAAATTACATGGGTCCGATCAGAACTGGAATGTCTCCTGATACCGGGGATCGTACCGCTGCTTATGGAACCTCCAGAAATCGGGTGCACCGAACTTGAACTCCGACGGGATCTTCTTGGCCTTGTACCAGAACACACAGTCCTCAATCTTGTTCGACTGGATCGCATTGTGGATGTACAGGGCGGTATAGTTGTCCGTGATCGAGTCCATGATCCGACAGAACAGATTAAAATCGGGAATGACCCCCGCATAATTCTCCCACAGGGTCTTGCGATTCCGCAGGTTCGTCTCGCGGAGGATGAATGTGCCGTCAATGTTGGTGCGAATGACGGGGCGGATGTCCATGCAGTACTGGAGACTCAGAATAAAGAGCATCTTCCAGTGGCGCCCGTTCTTGTACAACCCCTGGAATATCGGCTTGCTCAGCGTCTTGGGCTCATCCGTGCAGTCATCGAGCAGCAGGATGGCCCACGGATTGTCGACATGGCGCTTTGCAATCTTCTGACGCACCACAAAATCCTCAATCTTCTTCTCCTCCAGCTTGTTGTAGACAAAGGTCGACGGAAAAATCTTTTTGTAGAACCCATTCGAATCCTCCGTCCCGCTCATGACGAGGCCAACCGGGAAGATGGACGACTTTTCATACAACAAACTCGCAATCAGCGTCGTCTTGCCCGTGTTGTGCACGACACTCCCGTCCGCCAACAAGAACCGATGATTCCCGTCCACGACAACACCATAATACTGCTCCAACAACCCCGTCGGACGAATCATGAAACGAATCTCCCTCGCAACGAACCTGCTCCGATAGATCATCCACCTGAACCTCGTGGGGCTGCGGAATGAACCATCATCCTCTACTACGCACATGCTCAGAAAATCCCCAATGGGAATATCAACAACCGTCTTGTTCCTGACATTGCGCAGCGTCAGTATGTGCATGTCATTCACCCTCGCAATCAGCCTCCCGTCGCGCACCGCGTGGATCGAATAAAACAAACCAACCCCCCTGCACAGATCAAGCACCACCCGCCGACCGCCCTCATCACCAACCAGCACATCACCCTGACGGATCGACTCGATCGGCACGGCCTTGCCATCCGACCTCAGCACCATCGTCCCCACCCCAAAACACCCCGGCTTGCCAATGACCACAATCTTGGACCCACCCTGATCAGGATCCCGGAACGTCCTGCGCGAAGGCTCAATAAGATCCAGATCCAACGGACGGATGTTGATACTCATATTTCCCTATCACTCATCATACCATTAAGCCGGTTAGGAAAAGTGTTAAGAGGTTCATGGAGGGTTTAAGGAGCATGTTGAGGATCGATGCATCTTGGGTGTAGTCAGATGCGGACCGGCCGTCGTTGTCGGTCTGATGGATGTCGATGCCTGGGTGAGCGAGGAGCATGCGGACGATTTCGGGGTAACCGCTGTAGCATGCCGCCATAAGGGGTGATGATCCGTTATTCATGGCCTTATTGACGTCGATGCTGGGGTGAGCGAGGAGCATGCGGACGATCTTGTCATCCTCGGCGCGGCATGAATAGATGAGAGGGGTTATCCCATTCGTGTTGGCCTGATTGACCTGGATATTTGGGTCAGCAAGGAGTAGCTCGACGACTTTGGATGAATTTCCGACACATGCGATCAGGAGAGGCGTGTCCCCACCAGAATCGGGTGCATTGATTCTGATGTTGGGTTGAGCGAGGAGCATGGCGACCATTTTGGGTGAACCAGTGGAGCATGCGATATGGAGCGGGCTCTCATGACGGTTATTCGTCATGTTCATGTCGGCGCCATGCCGCAGGAGAGTGTCAACAACTTCAGGTCGGTCTGCCAGAATCGCAGAAATCAAGGGAGTCGTCCCATCGGATGTCTGGGAGTTAACATTGGCTCCACATGTTTCAATCAGAGCATTCACTAATTTGGAAAAGCCTCTGTGAGAGGCGATATGGAGGATGGTCTGGTTATTGGTCTGGTTATTGGTCTGGTTATCCGAGCTTATTATGGGGGTATTGATGAAGCTTCTGACGGCGTCCGAATTGTGTTTGCTGAGGTATTGAAGGGCTTGGTTCTGAGTTCTGCATTGAACGAGATTTTTTGGTAGAGAACCCATTTGGATAAACAATAGAAATTCAAAGAGAAAAAAAAAAAAATTAAAAATTTTCCATCATCTTATAAAATCTCATGTCGGTCTTTACTCCGTTGAACGCTCAAAGCGTTCCCCTCTTTGCTCCTTCTCAGACCATCGGCCAGACGCTGGCCTTCCCCAACCAGCAGCTCCAGTACTTTGCCCAGGGTCAGTCGAACTCCCCTGGTCAGACCGTGGATCTGATCCTCAGGAACCTCACGGGCCTCGTAGCGCTGGCGCTGAATGTAACTCAGTCGCCCACCTACTCAGCCGCGGTTGCCGGTGGTGAGATCCCACCCGATGATGTGTGGCGCAAGACCATTGATATCCTCAACAAGGTCATTGACGGGATCATTACCAAGTTCGCCGAGAACCCCATCTGGTTCTCCGCCATACTGCCCTTCAAGGGCTACGCGTCCAACAGCGCCATCAACTCGGTCTTCAGCCAGCCCAACGTCATCTCGGTGAACCAGTACGCCGAGCCGACGAGCGCGGTCGCGCTTGCCCGTGTGTTTTACACGCGCCTGTATGCCCAGTCCAAGGACTTTGGGTTCGATACCAAGCAGATCAACCGCTACAGCTACAAGTTCATTGCGATCGCCCTGACGGAGGCGGTCGACTTTCTGGGCGCGACCGTGTCCAAGACGACGACCGAATGGTTGGCGGCCATCCTGACCGAGTTTGACAGCTCGCCCGGGTTCAACCCCGGGTCCGCCTTCAAGTCCGCGGCCGGCGGCTTCTGGTCCAACTCCGGCGCCAGCATCCTGCTGAAGGGATTCCTGGACCTCTTTGAGACGAACTCGGTCTACATCGAGGCGATCGTGCCCACCCTCTTCAAGGTCCAGCCCAATCTGACTTCTTCCGCCATAACGGTGGATGTGTCCCAGGGCAACTTTTACATCTTTGTCTACACCCTGCTGGCCGTCCTCGTGTCGAAGCAGCTCAAGGCGCTCAACATCGGCCTCCTCAAGATCTCGCAGCTGTACGACTCGGTCTCCAACACCTACCTGTTCAGCGACACCAGCATCGCCATCAACGACGCCCTGACCGCATACTTTGTCGTGTTCGAGCCCTTCTACCGCCTGTCCACCCTCAAGAATGTCGGCGCCGCCACCCACCCCGGCCCCTTTATCGATTACAACAGCCTGACCGTGGTCGAGACCATCGGGGCGCTCGACGCCCGCAATGCCAGCGCCGACCCCAACCGCATCCCCGGCTCCCTCCGCCCCACCATCCTGTTCCAGAGGGACATTGTCCGCGCCCTGCTCACAATCTACGGCCAGCCCATCTTCCAGGGCATCATCACCAGCACCAACCAGAACCTCGCGTTCGTCAACGCCGTAACCG